CGGAACAACATGCCCTCGATGCTACTAGTTATACGAGAGTCTCTTATGCTTCCGTACAGGGAATCCTCAATAATAATGCTTCGATAAAGGTTATTTGAAAAAATATCTTCGATAACGAACCCCATCATACGCTGCATAAGGAAGAAAGTTCCGGTATTAGCGTTTGCGCCTGCCGTTGTGCCGTTTCCCCGGATGCTAAGACCCGAGATATGGAATTTATCAATCTGGGAAGAGGAAGTATCAATACTGCCAGTTATCTTAAATGCGACTCCATTGCCAGGGAACCCGCCGCCTGCAACATCCTGGATAAGTATTGTTCTTTTAGCACCGGCCCCAATAATATTACCGCCACGAACAGCATTAGCGCCAACGCCAGAAACATAATCATAAGTAACTAACTTATCTAGTACAAATTCACCGGCGGGGATATGTAAATCTAGCTTTAATAGCTTGGCTTTATCTAAAGCTTTCTGGATTACATCGGAATGCTTGTCTAAAGCAGCCGGCGCCCACCATGAGAGGTCTATACCCCTGGCGGTCTTAATGTCACTGCGCACCCAGCATCCAGTGCCTGAAGGGTCTGATTCGCCTGCGCCATTTATAAAATCAATAGCATTCGCGTATGGTACCGTTGGAGAAATATAAATCGCGCCATCGTGTAACGATTTTGGAGATGCGGAATCATAATAGAAATCCCCGGCACCTACTGTTGAGACGGCGTACCAGCCGCGAAGACGCACTTTCTTTTTGTCAGTTGGAGTTATTTTTGAAAAATCAGCAACAGAGATTAACTCACCAATTAAGGAGAATCCGTCACTACTCGCCAGCGCTGACCTTAACGCTGAATCCCCAACGCTTATCCATGCCCCTACACCCGTTCCGCCTGTAGATGCTGGCGTAGATCCGGCAGGAACAACCTTGGGCAGCGCACCATCCCAGCGGTAATATTCACCGTCCGTCATGTCTTTCAGAACCTGATTGGGCAGCGTTAATGTTGTACCGGCCTGGAATGTGCCGACAGGAATCCATCCGTATTGCGCGATAGCCTGCTGCGCCAGCCAGCGCAGCCCCTCAATGGTGTAATGCTCGTTACCGAAACGGTCAACATAAGTATTAACCAGTGAGGTGACGAATTCGTCGATTTTCCCTGCGTTAAATTTAAGATCGCGCGGGGACTCGCTTGGTACTGGATTATTAGTAGGTTGCGTAGCCATATTTTTTCCATAAAAAAACCCGGCGCGTTGGCCGGGTTGTGATGGTTGAATGGGTCTTATGAGTAGATAGAGTCGCTGTATTCTGAGACTGTCAGTGAGACGGTGTTATCGGTATTTGGCTTGATGCTGTTTACCGTCCATAGCTGGCTGTCCAGTTCTTCTACTGTCGCAATTAGGTAGCGCGACGGAAGCTGCACAGTGTCTCCATTCCAGATATTGAGCTGAATGTTTGGTATTGCCGCGGTGAATCCGTATTTGGTGTCCGTTCGAGGCGAAGCTGGGTAGCGTAACGTCGGATTTCCCATGCTGTCTGTGACCAGCACATACATCGAGCCAGTAAATGTAATTGGCTCGCTGGTATCGAAGTTGTTCCCGGCGCGCCCGGTGATATACCCCTGCTGCTGGTTGCTGTCGTAGATGTCCGGCATCTGAATGACGCTACCCACCTGGATAATGCCATCTTCGAAAACTTTTGCGTTCATCTTCACACGCGAGTAAATCAGCCGCTTAACTTCCCTCATCGCCCTCTCACGCGCCTGATACTCGTTGCGGAATCCGACAATCTCCAGTTTGTTGGGGTTCTCTGCTTCCTGCTCGACGATAGCGCCGTTCAGCACGCGGTAGTTGATGTACGTCTTATTGTTGGTGGTCGGGTGGACATAGGACACCTGCACACCGTCATAGCCACCCGGTAGCGTGGCTTCGTACGTCATTTTGTACTCGTCCGTCTTCATGTTGGCCCGGTTGAATACTGCCGCCGGATAATCGACTTTCTGGTCACGTGTGAATGTAAGTACACCGTCGTCCCAATAAGCAACCACCGATGCCGCATTACAGATTGCCTGCACGCGGTCACCGAGCGAGTCGTTTTCGTCGTCAAAGGTGTAGTCGAAGTAGCCCAGGCGCTCATCTGGCAGACTCTCAGCAATAGAGTACAGACCGTACAGGTCAATGCTGCTGACCGACTGCTCACCCATGATGAGCCAGGTATGCGCCACCGCATCAGCGAACGAGCGAGACGGTCGCAGCGTGTAATCCACAGTCTGCGTGTTCAGGTTGTAAGTGATGGTATGGCGCGTTACGAGAGCGTTATATTTGCGTTCGCGACTTCCCAGCGCGTTTTCTGTCGCCCGAACTTTGACACGTACCAGCGTATCAGTAGGATGAACAACGTTCGTTCTGATATTAATGGCGTGGATTTCTTCAACTTTTAGCACCGAGGCATCGCTGGAGTTATCAGTGCGTTGGAAGCTGATCGCATACTTACCAAAGCCACCTGACGGGGTTATCTTATCTGTGCGATAAAACACTTCGCTCGTATGGTCGTGCGGCGTTCCCTGGTAATAAGTAAATGTCTGCGTAGTGCCGGGGATCTGGTTGTAATCATCGTCGATTTTCCAGATAACAACTTTCCAGTTCGTCTGTTTTTTACCACCCAGGCTCGACTGCGTGTGTAGCCAGAGCTGAGAAGATTCAACTGGCGAGAAGAATGGCCCCACAACAAGCGCTTCGTTGTCGTTGAGAATGAATTTCGTAGTGTTGATGGTGGCATTTGCCGGGATGTCCTGAGGGCCCTGCAGGTCGCTCATCGTGAAAGTGTACCAGCGAACAGGATTAGTAACCGCCCCATCGTTTGTCTCAACAGCGGAGATAAGGGTGCCAGAGAAAGTAGCATCAGTAGTGACATTGCCAGAAGCCGTGCTGTACGTAACGTTAATGGTGAATGTTACGGCATGCGGCAGCACTAACCCCATGAAATAATCGAAGTCGGATTGCTTCACGATTTTCATGGCTATCTGGCCGCCGGAATATGTCCCGCTGACGACTGTGTTTGCCGTCGCCGTTTCTATCGGGAAATCTCCCGCTTCGTTCTGCCCAGGCACCTCCTGTCCATCTACGTCATCGAAGCCATATCCCTCGACGATTTGGGGGATGACTTCACCGGGCTGATAAAACTGATATTCAGCCCCAGCCAGTGAGCCCAGACTCGATTCAGAGTAGCGCACAGACTCATAATCGTACTTACCGATTCCGATGCACATCCATTCTGTCACGTACTTCAGTCCGCCATCTTTATCATTCTGACGCACATATTCGAAAACAGATTCCTGAATAAGGTCAGGAAATGACCTCACCTGACCATAAATATCCGGCTTGGCTTTATAGACGCGCGCGGTATTAGTCTGTCCTGTAAGGCTATTATTTGGAGAATCTACTGTATTCCCGCCAGTGTTTGCGATAGCTGGCTTTGGCGCAAGAAAGGAAAAAACCTGCCCAACCACTTTAAAGATAGGGCTAAGAATATCTTCTACGATGCCCTTTGGCTGGTCGAAGATCTGGATTTTGTCCAGCTCGCTCAGCTCAAACGCCAGCTCATCGTCGTCACTCAGCTTCACGCCGTTGCGGATGATAAGCAGGTCACGGTGAAAGGTGGCGTCATTGGCCGCCAGCCAGTCATAAAAAAGGGTGCCATTTGGCACCCTGTAGCGTTCTTTTGGCGTTCCCGGGAAACGACTTAATTCAATCAGAGCCATATTCGTAGAATTCCACTTTGGTAAATGCGCGTTGAATGACCAGCAAAGAGTCTGCACGCACGCTTCCGTTCTCGCCGCGAGAGTGCAACGCTTGCCTGTTGAGCACCAGTCCAACATGCGCCGGTTGCGCGCCTCGGTATCCCACGAATATCCCGCCCTCAACAGGCTTCTCGACCTGACGCCAGAATACGACGTCGCCCTGATAACAGGTGAAGAAGTCCTCCCCGGCTTCGTAGTCCGGTGTCTGGTGTAGCTCAATACCGAGCACGTGGCGGTAATAAAGAATAACCAAGCCCCAACAGTCTACCTTCTCGAACGAGCAGGCGCGGTTCGCCCAAGGAACGCCAATGACGCGACTGACGAAATCAGAGGTACTGAAGCCCTGTGTATTCCTGTGGATCATAAAGGCGACCTATGTTGTTGTTTAGCGGGTTGGTTACTGAGAGGGTTACTGATGCAGCATCTGCGTCGATGTCTACAGTCTTGACGTAGAGTTGCCACGACTTAATCGGCGCAGACACGTCTCCACTGTCGAATATCTGCCGCGTCGCTGTGATTGCCGTCAAGCGAGACGCTCCCCTCCACTTCTTCATCAACAATTTGATGTCAGATGAGAGTCGACCAAGCTTCACGGTCGCGTCGATCACCGGCGTGCCGCTCTGTTGGCTCTCTTCAATTTCGAAACGCGCAGGCTTGTACACCTGGCCGCCAAGCGTTTTGTCGAAGAATTGCTTATCTACCAGGCGGACGTATCCGAATGACGGGTGATAGAAAGTGATGGTATCGAACAGTCCGCGCGTCGGTCGCTGTTGCTTGTATTCACGAAAGGACGGCATTACGGCACCCTCGGTAGTGATTCTGGGTCTCTGTTGTCAGGATAACCCGTTACAACGATATCCAGCCACGAATCCCACGGCGGCGGCAGCTCAACAATGATGTCGTCGAACTCGTCGTCAGGGTTATAGAGGTGGTTGGCTATAACGGTACCAGTCCAGGTCACCACGCCGCCGTCTATACTGGTTTGCACCGGCATCTGCGTGAAATGAAGCTCCTGAACCTGTAGGCCACTGCCGCCAATGTTGATGGGCATCCGAAACCAGTTAACGCCGCGGTTAAGGTAGTTCGGGCTGCGCAACCATTGCTGGAAAGCGCGTTCTTCATCAAGTGTGAAAATCCACGTCAGTGACCATGTGGTTTTTAGGTCGTCAGTAAGATTCTGGAAAATAGCCGGGCCGACTGCTGGCTGGTCAGTCTGAAACCCGGTGTCGAAGGTCATATTTTTGCTGGCCTTCTGCGCCAGCGGCAGCCAGTTAGGATAGTCGATAATTGGCATCTAAACTCCAGGCATTAAAAAACCCGCCGAAGCGGGT